TGTTAAATAGTACTATTACCGATTGTGTAATTGCTACTACTCAAACTTATGTTGAAAGTTTGAAAAAATAGGGACAATTTGATATAGAAGCATAGAAAGTTGCTTTTACTATGACTTATAACGCAGTTATTAATTTATTAACTGAAGAAGCAGAAGAATATTTATCTGAAGCTGTTGGCGATTTAAATCTTTATATAACACAAAGAATTGAATCAGAAGTTAAATTAAATAAATAATATTTAGGGAACTAATCAAAAAGATTAGTTCCCTTTTTTATTTTACTTGACAAAATGAAAAAATAATGTTATAATATTAATATATGAGTAAAAATATATATTTTATTATTTAATAATAAAAAAATATTATTGACAAATAATAAAAAAAATGTTATTATATATTTATAAAAATAATAAGAATAATAAAAGGAGGAAATATGAGTATTAATAAGGATTATGGCGTAGAACAAGTTGAAACTTTAGAAAGTATGCAAGCAGTTCGTCACACCCCGGGTATGTATATCGGAAGTGTTGGCCCAGAAGGCGTAAGACATATTACTCTTGAAATTATTTCCAATAGTGTAGATGAATATTTAAATGGTCATTGTACTTTATGTCAAATTAAGTATGATAAAGACAATGTAATTACTATTAAAGATAATGGCCGTGGTGTCCCATTTGGTAAAGCGAAAGATGGTAGCGAAACATTAATTAATATTTATACAAAACTCCATACTGGCGCTAAATTTGATACTGAAGGAAAAACAGGTTACAATACCTCTGGTGGTATGCATGGCGTTGGGGCAAAAGCTACTAATGCTTTATCAGAATTTTTTAAAGTAATTTCCATTAGAGATAATAAAAAAGCAGTAGCAGAATTTTCAAGAGGAAATTTACTTTCTTTTGAAGTAGAAAATTTTAAATCTAATGAAACTGGCACAACAGTAATTTTTAAACCAGATAAAGAAATCTTTAAAGAAAGTATTGAATTAGAATATGATGCTTTAAAACGGCAGGTTCAAGAACTGGCTTATCTTTCTCCTGGAATGGTTTTTGAGTTAGAATATTTAAATAAAGAAAAAGAAATAATTAATTCTAAAAATGGTATTAAAGATTATATTGACGATTTAAATAAAAATAAAAATACTTTAACATCAGTATTTTATGCTGAAACTTTAGAAGATAGAATTGGTGTTAAATTAGCAATGCAATATAACGATAGCTATACTGATAATTATAGATTGTATACTAATTCTATTCCAAATAGTGGCGGTACACATTTAACCGGTTTTAGAACCGCTTTAACACAAGTAATAAATAAATATGCTCGTGATAATAAAATTTTAAAAGAAAAGGATGCTAATCTTACAGGGGAAGAATTAAAAGAAGGATTAACTTTAGTCTTATCTTTAATTATGCCACGTCCAGTATTTTCAGGACAAACTAAAGATATTTTATCCAGTAGTGAAGCAAGAACTATCGTACAAAGATTAGTGTCTAAAGAAATTGAAACATGGTTAAATGCCAATAAAAATGATGCTAAAGCGATCATTGATAAAGCTTTATTAGCCCGAACGGCAAGAGAAAAGGCTAAAAAAGCAAAAGAAACCGTAAGAAAACAAGAAAAACAAAAACGTGCGGTTTTACCGGGTACTTTATCGGATGCTAGTTCCCATGATAGAAGTAAATGTGAAATCTTTATCGTAGAAGGGGAATCTGCGGCTGGTTCTGCCAAAGAGGGTAGAGATAGAACTACACAAGCGATTTTCCAATTGAGAGGTAAAATTCTTAATACTTTAAAAGTTGATATTCATAAAGCACTTCAAAATAAAGAAATTGATGGAATGATTAATGCTTTTGGTCTTGAAGTTAAAGACGGAAAAGTTGTTGTTGATGAAAATAAATTAAGATATGGTAAGATTATCATTACTGCCGATGCAGACGTCAAATTGGCGTATGAAAAACTTTGCGCTTAATCAAGCGGGTCATTTTTCTTTAAAATTATATGGACGGTTCCCATATAAAATAAAGAGAGATGGCTAACGGGGAATCCTGAAGCGCATGTCGTGATGACAAACCGTATGGAAATCCCGTGGGAAACCTTTATTAATCCATCTCCTTTGTTATAAGGAGGGAAAATATGATAGGAATTTATAAAATTACAAATAAAAAAACTAAAAAATCTTATATCGGATAGTCTAATGATATTGAAAGAAGATTTAAAGAACATTAGACTAAAGGGGAAAAAAGTAGAATCCCAGTTGATATAGCAATTAAAAAATATGGAAAAGATAATTTTTTATATGAAATTATAGAAGAATGTAATATTGAAGAATTAAATCAAAAAGAAACTTATTGGATACAATATTTTGATACTGTAAATAATGGATATAATTGTAATTTAGGCGGAGAATAGCAAAGTATTGGAGAATCTAATGGAAGAGCAAAATTAACAGAAGAAGATATTATTTTTATTAGAAAAGCCTATAATGAACATAAAAAGCAAAAAGATATTTATGAAAATTATAAAGATTTAATAAGTTTTGAACATTTTCAAAATATTTGGTAGGGCAGAGTATGGAAACATATTATGCCAGAAGTATTTACAGATGAAAATAAAAAATATTACATTTATGAAAATAGTAAAGGTGAAGCAAGTAATAAAGCTACTTTTACAAATGAAGAAATAATGACCATTAGAACAAGATATATAAATGAAAGTGCTAAACAAATTTATGAAGATTATAAAGATAGAGTAGCATTTCAAAGTTTTCAAATGATCTTATGGGGTCGTTATTATGATAATTTACCTATTTATAAAAAGAAAGAAAAACGATGGATTAATAATTGAACCTGTATCGACTATCCCCTAGGCCTTCTGGGCAGGGGAGTAGGGCTGCTATTGATACGCAGTAGGATTTTAGGAAACGAAGTCCTTTAAATGCCGAAATGGTTTCCTCTCATTTGAGAGTAAAAGATAGTCAGTGCTTATAGAAATATAAGAATAACACGCGATGGTAGTCATATTAGAATCTTATTCTTAACTTTCATCTGGAAGTTTGCCCCTGAATTAATTGAAAAAGGTTATATTTATGCCGCTGTGCCACCTTTATATAAAGTTATTATGGGAAATAAAATCCAATATCTTAAAGATGATGCTGCTTTAGAAGAGTTTAGAAGAACAACTACTAAAAAGTTTGAATTAAATCGCCATAAAGGTTTAGGTGAAATGGACTATGAAGAATTGGCTGAAACAGTTATGAGTCCAGAATCAAGAACACTTAAACAAATTACTATGGAAGACGCTCAAAAAGTAGCAAATATTTTTATTAATTTAATGGGTGAAAATGTAACTTCTCGTAAAAAGTTTATTGAAGAAAATGCTTGGAGAGCTAATGTAGATGTTTGATTTATTATACAGATAGTTCTTATGAGGGGGTAAAGAAAATTCATGGAGCAAATTATTTTAGATTCTAAAGAAGACTATGAAAAATATAAAAATAGTTTTATAAATAAATGGAAAACTATTTTTACTAATTCTTCAAATAAATCAGAAAGTTATCAGTTAAGAAAAGCTGAATTTTTTTCTGATTTTGAACCTTTAGGTCATTATATTATATGCTCAGCTTTTTCAGAAAGAATTCAAAATTTTGTTGATATAAAGGAGTTAAAAATATAATGGGCGATATTATAAAAACACCTATTATTGATGAAGTAGAACAAAGCTTCCTTGATTATAGTTTAAGCGTAATTACAGATAGAGCTATTCCTTCCGCTGAAGATGGTTTAAAGCCAGTACAAAGACGAATCCTTTGGGATATGTTTGATAAAGGTTTTCGCAATGATAAAAAGTTCGTAAAATGTGCCCAGCCAGTAGGCGATACAATGGCTAGATTTCATCCTCACGGTGATAGTTCTATCTATGGCGCCTTAGTTTGGATGAGCCAAAAGTGGAGTATGAGATATCCACTTATTGATTTTCATGGCAATAATGGGAGTAGAGATGGAGATAGTCCTGCGGCACATAGATATACTGAATGTAAATTATCTAAAATTGGTGAAGAAGTTCTTAGTGATATTAAAAAGAATGCGGTAGATTGGCAACCAACTTACACCGATGAAGAAGAAGAACCAGTTTATCTTCCAGGGGTTATTCCTAATTTATTAGTAAATGGTACTATGGGTATAGCTGTTGCTATGGCTTGTAGTTTTGCTCCACATAATTTAAATGAAATTATGGACGCTACTATTGCTTTATTAGAAAATCCAGAAGCAAAAGTAAAAGATTTATTAAAATATGTTAATGGTCCAGATTTTCCGACCGGTGGCT